ATGGCGGAACTGGTAGACGCAAGGGACTTAAAATCCCTCGAGCTTGCTCGTACGGGTTCGATTCCCGTTGTCCGCACCAACACCCGCGTATCGCATTGCAATCACTGCAAATTGTTGTATCTGTTGAGTTATACCGCACATGCGGTTTCAACATTGGTTTCAACATTTGTAAGTCTGGTCGATATGGCAAAGGTTCAAGGACTTAGAAAAGGCAAGGATGCGTATTTTTACGTGAGGCGTATCCCTACCGATCTTGCGCATCATTTCGACGGCAGACAGCAAGTCAGCATTCCACTTGGCACCAGCAATGGACGAGTGGCAGCGGAGTTGGCGAAGGAAAAGGCTGTTGAACTCGACAAGAAGTTCGCAGACCTTCGGCTCGGCCTGACCGTTTCGACAAAAGTTAAAGCCGGTCGCACGAGCCGTCGCCAGCTTGAGCAGATTGCAAGGCTTCGACTGCACGGGCTTGAAACTGAAGCGGAACGTTCGGCACCCACAACAACCGAACTCGGAATACTGCTGGAGGATGAAGGCAGTCTGTTGGAGGAAATCCAGTTTGAGGGCTTAAGCATTCCCTATGTCTCTGAACTGGCTAAAAAGTACGGACTTAAAATGGTTCCTGGAACCGATGAATGGTGCGAATTTGGCGATCTTCTGAACCGTGTCAAACTTGAGCATAAACGCCGGCAGATAGACCGAGCGAGGACACTCTTTCGCGCAGACTCTCATGATCCGCTATTCTCAAATATTTGGGCAGCCGAGCCAGCGCCCAAAACTGTCCAAAGCGACGGAATTATTCTTGATGATCTAATTGAACGATTTGAGAATGATCCGCTTCGGGCTTCACTAAGTGATAGCTCCCGCCAGAAGTTTGTCATTCCGTTTGCGGCAATGCGCGAGCTACTGGGAAATTCGTTTCCGGTTCGTCAGATTACGCGCGAGCAGTGCGCGAACGTTCGCGATCTCATCGCCAAGTTGCCCGCAAACCATAAAAAACATGCGGAGTTTAGAGGCATGAGCTTAACGCAGATTGCCCAGCACACTACGGACACAAAGCGTAGCCGACTTTCGCGAGGTTCGGTCGCTGCCTACACCCAGCGAATTTCGACCCTGCTAGCCTACGCGGTTGAGTGCGGGCTCACTGACGTTAACCCGGCGACGAGGTTGGCGAAGAAAACCATTGGCGGAGACAAGCCGCGCGTCCCGTTCAACAAAGATGAATTGAAGTCCATGGTTGGCCGATTGACAGAATGGGCGGGTGACCAAAAGGCACGACTTTGGATACCACTAATTGCACTATTTACCGGAATGCGACTCGGTGAAATTGTATGGTTAGACATCTGCGATATTCAAAAAATTGAAGGCGATCTTTGTATAGTCGTGCGACCAAAGACTGGACGCAGGCTCAAGAACAAGAATGCCATGCGGACCATACCAATTCATCCCACACTGATCGAACTCGGTTTTGAGAGACTCCTGGAAGGCAAGAGCAAAGAGGCGCGCCTTTTCGAGGATCTACCCGGAGACACACAACGGCATGCTGTCGATCTTTTTCAAAAGAGATTTAGCTATTGGACAAAAAATGATCTTAAGTTTCGCCAAGGAGTCGTTTTCCACTCTTTCCGCCACAGCTTTCGCGATGCCATGGCAAACGCGAGTTTCCCGAGGGACGTCGTTCAGAAAATCGGTGGCTGGTCAGGGCGTGGCGTGGAAGATCAATATGGACAAGGAGCACGGGTTTCTGTGCTAGCAAAATGGATGCGCGAAATAAATTACCCGGAGATCGACCTATCTCATTTAGATATGGCAAAGTGAAACCGGTTTCAAAATCCGCATCGATCCCAAAGGCGGCTCGCATGACAGCCTAAATGAGAGTGGAAATGAGCCGCTGACTTCCTGAGCCGGAGCCAAAGCCTATCAACGCACGAGCAAATTCAATACCTTATAGATTTCAATACAGCAATTTGTATAGCAAATCCCGATATTTTGTGGTGTCCACATTGTACCCTATATCTAGCCAAGACGAAACATAGATCGGGGATATACCATGGGCGAAGCCAAGCGTAAGATGGAAGAATTGCGGCGAACCGTTCTGACATTCATGGAACGCTGGGATTTCCCACCTTCGGAGGCCGAGGCGCGGGCGGTCGAAGAGATCAAAAAACTACCCGTCGTCATTGCGCGGCGGCAGCCCGCCCACGTTCTCGCCTACATGAGGATGCCACCTAACCAGTGCCACACCAACGCGCGGTTCATGGAGGAAAATGACCCCGAGGGTAAAAACAAGAAAGTGTCCGGCTACATTCTCCAGTCCAACAATTACGTGTTGCATTCGGTCGTCGAGAAGGATGGAAATTTCATTTGTGTCACTCCAATGCAGATCGGTGGCCCCGATGAGTTTCCCTTCATCCCTGACCCGGATATCGAATGGAGGCTTGAAGGCGATACATGGGAAGCCTCTCGTAAAGGCCTGCCAATAGAGGTCGGGTTTCGTCGCGATCCGGTCGAGAGCCAGCGCATTCTCGAAATTGTTCGCGCTCGGATAGAGGCTGGAGTTCACCCCCTAAAGGCGGGCGAGCCGCCTTTCTGAGTGATTTTGCAACAGGTTTCAAAATGACGGCTAGAGGTTTCTCCGCAGCATCGAACCGGATCGCATCTGTTTCGCCATAAACTCGTTGAGCTTCGCGTCCATTTCATCATTTACGCGACGAGCGAGATCGCCAGCCAGACGATCCTGATCTTCGCGCGAGCCTCCCGCCCCATTCACCTCAATGTGAGTCGTGGGCGCAAACGTCATTCCGGCGCTCCCGCCGCCGTTCTGACCCGCTCGAATGGATTTGCCCACGGCCCCGCCGTCTGCGAGGGCCGGCGCAGCACCCCTATTGATGGCCTCCAGTGCGGCGCGGTGCCGGCGGATCGAAGCGGCATTCACTACGAACTCTCCATTCGAGAGCATTGCCGGTACGCTGTCCGATCTGGAGGTGCCGGGACCACGGACATTGCCGCCTCGCGCGAAATGCTGGACACCTTTGGGCGTTATGAAGCCGCCATCCTTTGCGCCAAAGATCGAACCGAAAAAACTTCCCAGAATACCGCCGGTATTACTGCCGGGCTTGCCGCCACCGAGGAAGCCGGCAAGAGGCCCCTCGCCCAGCAGCGCGGCTTGCATGACAGCCTGAATAAGAGTGGAGATCAGGCTTTGTAGCGCTTGTTCTGCCGTCATGGTGCCCGAGACAAGACCAGTGATCGCATCGGCAGACGACTTGGCAAAGAAGCCGCTGACCTCCTTGGCCTGATCCTGCGTAGCGGTAAATTGCTGAGTTGCGCTCTCGGCCTGCGCCATGCCCTGTGCGAGCTGCTGAATTTCTTGCCGCTGCTGAGCGCTGAGTGTAATGCCCTGCCTCTGGGCATCGGCCAGCATCTGCTGTTCGTATCTGTAGGCGGCTGCGGCCTGCCCGCTCATCGTCAACGCCTGCTGCTCGCCCCCCTGTTCTGCCGTGAACTGCTTTGCGCCGCTAACGATCTGCTGATAGGCGGTGGCCTGTTGCGTTAGAGCCTGCGTTTTGCGGGATATCTCTTCCGAACGTGCGGAAGATCGCGCCTGCTCATCCTCTATATGCCAAGGCTCATTTCCAAGCGGAAAGCTCATGCCATATTGAGACGCGTTGTCGTGGAACCACTGGCGTGCTGCGTCGCTGTTGAAACGGAGATCGGCGGCGTTCCCCATGTTGTGCTGCGAATTGCCGGGAGGTGCAACCCACTTGCGGGCGGCTTCCGGGCTTCCATATTTGGCGAGCGCTTCGGCCCAAAGCTGCTGCTGCCGCTCAATCGAGCGATACCCGGAATAAATCGTCGTGTCGTTGCGAACGCTATCCGGTGCCGCCGCGAACATTTTGGCAAGGTTGCCCGAGAACTGCGACTGCATCCCGGTCAGCGACTGAGCCGTCTTGGATTTGTCGAGGTACGGGGCGAGGAACTTGTTCGGGTCACTTTCTGCCGATTTGATATCGAGGGCCTGAAGCGCCTGATTTCGAAGAGCGTTAGCGTCTAGCGCGTCGCTAACGGACGTCGCTTTCGACAATGCCGCCCGATAGGTTTCATTGATCCGGGTTTGTGCATCCACCTTCGCTAGGTCAGCCGCCAACGCGGGAACTTCCCGCCGAAGAGCGCGGATTGCCTCGGTGTAAGAGTTGATGCCCTTGACAGACGACGTGGCCGTGACGCCCGTGTTACTGAGGGCGTTATTCATCTGATCGACCTTGGGCTTGGTCTCTTCGGCGGCGTCGCCGGGGTAGCCCTGATATCGGTCCATGAAGTCGCGGATTTCCATCGCCTCTTTCTTCAGCTCCGCCAGAAGCTCCTTATACTTCTGCACATTCATGGCGACGGTCGGATCATCGGGATTTTGGGCGAGATCGAAATTGAGATCGTCCAACCGGGCTTTGACTTCGTCAATCTGGGCATACTTCGCCAAGAGCCGGTTTCCCGCCAAAGCGACAGCCTGTTCCTTGGTGCCGTTGAGCGCCTTGCTCATTTCGGCCATCTCGGTCACGACGCTGACAACCGCGCCTTTGAGCTTGGTGGAAACGCTGGTTGCAATGGCGTTGAACTTCCGGTCGATCTCGTCAGCCTTGGCGATAACATCGTCGTCAAGGACAACTCCGAGTTCGTGGGCCTCCTTGACCGTCTTGCGGATGCTGTCCGCGCCCCGGTCGATCAACCTCACAAACTGCTCACCACCTGTCCCACCGAAGATTTCGTCAAAGATGCGTATTTGCGCTGCCCGGTCCAGCGTCTGCACGCGTTCGATGATTTCGGACAGTAGGGCCGAAGGGTCGGCGAGCTTGGTCTTGAGATCGGTTGCGGAGAAGCCGAGCCGCTTGAAAGCTTCCGCCGCCGAGCCGCCGCCCGTGGTGATCCACTCATCGGCACGTAGGGAAAGCTCCTTCATCCCATCGGTCAGGGCGTCCACGCTGATGCGGTTCTGATCAGCAACAAAGCTAAGTTCCTGAAAGGCTTTGGCGCTCAAACCGGCTCGGCGAGCCTCATCCCCGATGCTCGCCACGCCCTTGGCGATTTCCCCAGTGCGCGACACGATGCCGGTTAGCACGCCAACGCTAAGCCCGGCTGCGAGGCTGGCAAGTCCGCCTTTCATGGACGCCATGGCGGCGTTTATCCCATCCGAGGCTTTCGACATGGATGCCTCCAATCGGTCGCCGGATTGCTTGGCCCGCCGTTCGATGGCGTCGAAATTCTGTCCGGCTGTCCGACTCGCCCGCTGGAAATTCCGCTCAAAGTCCTTAATCCGGGCCTCAAGGCTGACAACAAGCTGTTCGGTTTCGTTTGCCATCGTTCACTCCCTAGAAAATTAGCAGGCCTTCGGCCCGCTCATCGCTGATGTAAATGGACCTGTTGTCCTCGCCCAATGCGGCCCTACCAACGGCCATCGCAGCGGCAACCGCTCCATCGATCTTGTCGCGGGCCTTGCCCTTGTGGAACGAGCGGTTTCCCTTCCCGTCGTCCTGAATGGCGATGTTGTCGAAGTTCCACCGCAACACGGGATTGCCGCCGTGCTGAAACCTACCGGCAATGATCGCCTTTTCCAGCTCGCGGATAGCCGGTCCCATCGTCACCCAGCCTTGCCGCATCTCGATTGCGGGGAAGCCATCTTCGACAAGGTTTGCCATGGTTATGCGAGCATAGTGCGGGTCAAACGCGATCTCGCGGACATCGAAGCGGCCACAAAGGTCGCGGATATGATCTTCAACCGCGCGAATATCGACCACGTTGCCGGGGGTCGGATAAATCAGGCCTTCGTCCGCCCATCTGTCATAAGGGTAGCCGCTCTGTTGCGTCCGCCGGTCAAGGTTGTCCTCTGGGCAGAAAAACCACGGCGCAACGATATAGCCGTCGTTTCCATCACGCCACGCGGCGACGACGGCGGTCAAGTCACTGGTCGAGGACAAATCCACGCCCAGCCAGCACGGCAGATTTTCAAGCTCTTCGAAATCAATAGGTGTCGCACCCTGATCATAGATCGACATTTCCACGAAGGGGTCAGACGAATGGCCGAGCCAGACATTAAGGTGCAACTGGCGGAAGGCTTCCCGGTCAGCCGGACGCTCCGATGCCTCGCGCGCCAACTGGCGAAGACCTGCAATATCTGGGTAGCCGTGAGCGAGACCGGGATTTGCTGCACGCCAAACGGCTTCATCTTTCCAATCGGCATCTGCCGCCGTCTCAAACAAGATTGGTAGCGTCGCCGGATCATCAATCTTGCCGTCGCGAACCCTGCGAGCGTAATCGATCACCTCAAAAGCAATGTTTTCCTGTCCGCGCCCGGCTGTCGTGATCACAATCATCAGGGAGCCCGCAGTCTTAACAAGCCCGGTGCGGATTACGTCATAGAGATCGCGTTTCTTCCAAGCGTGGATTTCGTCCAAGAGAGCAAAGGCGGGGGTGCGTCCATGTTGAGTTCCCGCGTCGCTCGATAGGCTTTCGATGAATGAGCAATTCGGGAAAACGATGCGGTTTTTGTACTCCTGGACTTTAATCGCACCGGTCGCGTCAAAGCGCCGGGACGCCTGACCTTTGCGCCAGAGGGTTTCATCACCCGCACCGATAATGCTTTCCGCTTCCGTGAAGGCAAGCTTGGCCTGCTTACGGTCGGCGGCGGCAGTTAGAACCTCGCCGCCGGGTACGGCTTCCGGGCCATGAGTGTGAAGCAATGCGAGCGCCGCACCCAAACTGGTCTTGCGGTTTCCACGGGGAAGCAACATGATCACTTGCCGGACGATACGCGTTCCGTCTTCATGACGCGGGCCATAGATTTGCCGGACGATCTTTTCCTGCCATTCATCCAACTGAAATGCATTACCCGCGAGCTTGCTTTTGGGATGCTTCAGACCGCGCAGGAAATCGACTGCCCGCTGACCGTAGCCGAGCGGGTCTGGAATTTCCGGGAAGGAATTTGCAACCGGGAGCAAATTTCGGCGTGGCCTGGGTCTGACCGGGATCGGCACTGCGGTATGCAAAATCAGGCTCCCGCGATGCACCGAAGGTCGAGGCCATCGCGGCGACCTAGTTCCTTCACTTCCTTGATGTCGAATGCCTGTCCGCGATAGGCAACGCGGTCTGTCAATACGATGCCGTCGCGGTGTCGAATGCGGAAGACGATGGCGGTTTTTCCTGTCGTGCCTGCCGACTGCAAGAATTCTTCGGTCGAGGATGTGATGACTTGGGCACGGAGGGTGTCAAAATCGGTCCAACCTTCCGTTACGGTGCCGTATTCGTCCACGGTCTCGCCGCGCCGTTGAATGACAATGGTCTTGTCGAGCTTACCGGCCCTCATCACGCGATCTCCTTGGCCACAGCGGCGAGCGAAATGATGCCATGCGATTGCAGACCTTTGGGGTCGCGAAGAAACCGCGATGTCACCACGTGGAGATCGACCACTTGCAAGCCGAGCGCGTTCCAATTGGTATCGGCTAGGGCGGCGCGGATTGCCCCAGCGATCTGTTTCGACACGACTGTGCCGGGTTCGGTTGCCCAAACGTGAAGGTCGAGAACGGCCTCGTGCATCTTGCGGGCGATATCGCCGCCCGTTGAGGTCATTCCTTCCCCGATCAGAATGCAGGGAAATACAGCGGGGGTGCCGTTGGCGTCGCGGATGCTTGAGGCCGGGACAAGGGCAGTGACCGGCGAGGACGCTACAAGGCGGGCGCGAACTGCGGCCTGTAGGGCTAGGCAAGTATCCATTACTGGGCATCCTTTACGGCTTTGCGGATTGCGCGCTTGATGCGGGAAGTCAGACGCTTCCGGCTAAGGCGGAAGGCGGGCCAGAAGAACGGCTGCGCGGCGACATCTGCGGTGCCGTACTCAACAAGGTGCGGATATCGCACCTCTTCGTTGCCGACCGTCACGAGCACCTCCAGCTCGCCAGCGACGCGGCTGCCGCCCGGCTGGCTATACGGTGGCGTGCTCTGACCCGGCAGGGTAACCGCGATGCTGTCACGGAGTTCGCCGCTATCGACTGGGGCCAGCAACTGCATTCGCGCGGATAGGTCGCGGCCCGCCGAAGCGAGCGCTGGCTCGACGGTCCTTTTTACCGATTTGGGAATGGCGGCGAGACGACGCCGAAGCTTTTCGGACTGGGCGCTCATCTCAGAACCTCCATGCCCGGTGCTGATCGATGATTTCCCAAACGCCCAGCGCCACGGCATCGGAGGAAGTTCCGACGAGCGTGGCCTCGCGGTTCTCGTAGAAATGACCAGTCAGCATGCGCACCGCCTGCAACAGGTCGGCGGGTGCCGGTGTCATGTCCGCCAGCTTGATAGGCAGGAAGTTGTTCACAAAGTTCTCGGCGGCGGCGATGCACATACTGATAATCGCGTCGTCGGCATCGTCGGTGACGTTCAAATGTGCCTTGGCATCTTCAATGGAAATGATCATTTCGGCCTATCCGTTCAGTTCTGCTGATTGCAAATCGTGCGCGTGTCTCCCCACGCCGGTCCCCGATGTTTTCCGGGAAGTTGGGCCATACCCCCGGTCGCTCGGCACGCTGTTGATATCCTGCGGATGATCAGGCGGTTTCGGTAAGAGAGGGTTCCAGCCTTACCTGCCTTCGGTCGTGCCGTTAGGGCGACCTCCAAAGGCCAGCCATCTTTCATGCGACTGGTGATTGTCCCTTTGCTGATGCCGGTCTCCGCCGCCCAATCTGCCAACGAGCGCGTGGTGCCAAAGGCAGTGTAGAGAATAGCGCGGGCAGCGTTTGCGCGATGAGAGCGCGCCGTGAAGCCCAAGCGGGATGTATACCCGCCATCCTTGTTGCTGTGTCCGTCACGGTAAATACATGCACGGACCTGTTCCACCTCTCGCTCCCTGCACCGTTTGGAGTAAGCGAGAGCACGTTCTCGCGCCGCAGCGCATTCGGCGGCGAATTCTGCTCTATCAATCTGTCGGGCTTGATAAGGCGTCAATGTACTACCCCATTATCTTCCAACAGGATGAGGGCGCAAACCTTACGCATGGCCTCCTCAAGGCTGACTGTAGGGGACTGCTGCATGATGCGCTGTACCAACTTCAGGAAAAGCGCTCGGTGAGGGTGGTTGAAGGGACTGGCTGATGTCATGCGCGTGCACAATTCTTTTGGTCGCGATTGGCGCGGGGACCCCTGGGGCCGACTGGCTCCGTCAGCGCGCGTTCCAAGGTCCAGCCACCGGCAATCCGGCTGCGGAGTGTATCTCTCCGCATGCCAGCCCGCTTCGCCCAACCGGCCACGGTGTCAGTAATCCCCACGTGGGTATAGGTCGGATTGTCTCGCTGCGTCCCGAACTGATGTGAGACAGCCTCTTCGGCGGACATGCCGCAATCTGTGAGCCGGACATACATCGCCTGCCTGCTGATGCCGGCTAAGGATGCCAACTCAGAATTGCTCATCATCCGACCACGATAGTAGTATATTCTGCATAGGGTCATCGGCGTTTCTCCTGAGACTGCAATGGCCCGTCGTGGCAAGGCTGGCACGCCGGAACCCATTTGGACCGGTCCCAAAAAATGGCCTTGTCGCCACGGTGCGGGATTGAGTGATGGACGACGGTTGCGGGGTTCCCGCACCGGGCGCATATCGAGTGCTTGGCGAGGAAGGCTGCGCGCGCTTCCTGCCATTTGCTGTCATAACCACGCGCCCGGGCAGACGGGCGCTGCGCATCAAAGCGGGCCTTGCGCTCTCGGTCGCGGGCGATGCTGTGTTCGCATCTGCCGCCGCTTGGCAAGACGCAGCCACATGCGCGGATTGATGGGGCGCTACGAGGCATGACGGCACCTAATTTTTGCACCCGGTGTCACTTTTCGCTCGCTCTGGCTCATTGCACGGCCTCCTTTGAAGTGCCGATGCCTGCGAAGATCGATTTGAATTTGGCGTCGAGCGGGCGGGTGTCCTTCGGCGCGCCCTTCTCGCCACTGCCGTAGATCGCCTTCAACATTTCTTGCTTGCCCTCGTATGCGAGCGTGATTTCGGCAGGTGTCGCGTCGAGGGTGGTATCCGGTGCCCAGCCGAGCCACCCGGTGCCGATCCGGTAAAGACTGGTCAGGTACTCATTGAAGGGCTGGGGCTTGCCCTTGTCCTTCCCGGTGCCGGGTTTCTCGTCAGGATCGATCCCTGTGCATGCCAGAACATAAGCGGTCAGTGCTGGACGCGCCTCAAGCAGTGCTGCGAAGACATCATGTTCGAGCGACTCGACGCAATTGACATGAGGCTCAATGATCGCGATGGCGGCAGTCAAACTGCCTTCGGTTAGATCGGCGAGAAGCTGGCGAAAGCCGCCCTGACGTCGCTCAAGCGCCATGGCATGCCGGAGCGCGGGGCGAAGCGCTACAAATTCGCCTGCAAGTTTGATCCGGATTTCTTCCGCCAGCCTCATCTCAATCCTCGCTTATGTGGCCGAAGCAAGGACTTCGATGATCGCCCCGCTGATGGCGAGCGAGAACGTCGTCTGCACGATGTTGTCTGCATCGTTGAAAGCGTTCTTTTTGGACGCGACGATTGCGTTGAAATAGAAGATGGAGTTCTTCGGAGAAGCACCCGCTGCCGGCTTGTCGTTCAACTCAACCTTGATGTTGTAGCTGAAATCGGTCGCCTCGGCAGCGATCAGCGCGGCATAGCCGGGATCGGCGCTATCACGGGCGACGACAAGCTCCATCGTGCCGTTATCGCGCGAGCCCTTGAGCTTGCGTACGTAGGCCTTATTCACGAACTTTGCTGTGACGATTTCGGCTTCGGTGCCGGCCTCGCCAACATCCATGATATTGTCGATTGCCGTCCAGGTGTCTCCGGCATAGGCGACGGCGGTGGTAAATGCCACCGTGGTGCCAATGCTGACTTTCGTGTTTGCGGTGGTAGTGATACCCATGGATATTCCTCTCAGATGATGTTGGTCAGGCGACGGGTCGCTTGAGGTTGTCGCCACGAATGACGACGACCGAAGCTGCCAGCGAGGTACCGGAAGATAAGGTGAGGACCGGGCGAATATACCGCTTGGTGCCCTTGTATCCGACCTTGACGGTGGCGGTGGCCGCGAGCTGGGCGGGGAAAGCGCCGTGAAGGTCGGCGGCGGCGACATCGGTCCATGCCGCGTTGTCGTCACTCTCTTGGAGCTTCGGAACGAACACGGCGGAACCGACGAGAGCACCCGACGTGATCACAACGGCGACCGAGTTGCACGGCAACAGGTCGATGCCCGTGCCGTTGGTGGTGGCGGTCAGAACAGCCGGTGCGATGGCCGTTACAGCGCCGATATTGTTGACGAGATCACGCATGATGTTTCTCCTTTGCGTTGGTGCTGATTACGCGGTGGCGACCTTGAGCTTGCGGAACTTTGCGGCCTGCACGACCGCACCGCCCACGCGACGGGTCGCATGAACGCGGGTGATGCCATTGGTGGCGAGCAAGTACGGGTTGACGAGGATGGACAGGCCGATGCGGTCCACGATGCGGTAACCCGAAAAATCGCCGAAGATGACCGGGAAGGCATTCGCGCCCACGTCGGGCATATCGGGGAGTTCGATCACGGGGCGACCGAGGATCGTTTCCGGCTGGCCGGCCTGATAGCTGGGCTGCCACAGATAGTTGTTCTGGCCGTCCTTCAGCGCGCGGATGACGCCAAGCGTCTTGCTGTTCATGCCCCATGTCGCAGCGGCGCGATAGGCGGTCGGCAGAGCATAGGCCAGCGTGATCAGAGCGTCGGCGGTGATTAGCGCACCGTTGCCGGACGGCGTGTAACCGATATCGGCGTTGGTCATGAAACCTTCGGGAGCAAGGTTTCCGTCGCCGTTGACGAATGCAGCGCCTTCCTTCACGCCGAAGTCGTCGGCAAGGGCAAGACGGACTTCCGCTTCGGCCTGACCCGCGCTGTCCGCCAGAAGCTGATTGCTGATATCGACGTAGGTGTTGAGTTCCTTGACGACGACTTCGGCCTGACCGAATGCCGGTTCGCTGCCGGACTGGGCCTGCCCCTCGCCCTTCCAAGCCGCGTTGGTGATCGCGGTACGCTTCGGGTACATGACAGACGGCGAGCCCGTGTTGCGGACGGATGCCACAGAGCGCACGGGGGACGAGAGAACGAGGTCGCGAAGAAATTCCGTCGCCATTTCCGCCGGGGCGAGATATCCGCCCTGCGGGTCGGACGAAACGGTCAGGGTGCGCAGTTCGTCGGCGGGCGAGTTGTTGCCCATGCGCAGATAGGTGCCGAAGGCGCGGCGCTCGGCAACGGCGGTTTCGCCGGTCTGTTCTTGCGTCTGGGTGCCCGGACGGTTGAGGCGGGTTTCAAGCGCGGCGATACGGTCGTTTGCGGTGCGCAGGGCATCAGACTGGCGGGTCTCGAAAGCGGTGGCGGCGGTGCGCAGTTCCTCGACAACCGCAGTCATGCCGGCAATGTCATCGGGAACATTGGTCGGCTCTGCGGAGCGAATTTCGATAGGCGTATGCTTCGTCATAGATCAGTTTCCTTTGAGTGAGAGAGCGGCTTTGCGGCAGGCGGCGATAAAGGCCGCTGCGCTCTCGCGGCCCATATCCGTGCGAACAGAAGTGATGGCGCTGCCCGGCACGGACGGGAAAGCGACGATGGAAATTTCGTGGAGACGTGCTTCGGTGATCCGGCGGACACCCTGCGACCTACGCTCATCCTTGATCGTGGAGAAACCGATCGACAGGCCGCGAACGTCACCGGCCCGCAAGAGGCTGCGGACTTCCTGCGCCTTGGCGACGGCGAGGTTGAGCTTGCCCTTGACGGTCAGGCCATCGCCCCGAACCTGAAATGACGACCAAGATCCGATAACGTTAGAGGGGTCGTGCGACCACAGCATAGGTATGGACCTGCCTTCCAGTCCCCGGAAGGCGTCAGGCGCGAACTCGGTGCGGTAGGTGTCCACGGTGTTGAACCGAACGGCCACGCCCTCAAGTTCGCCTGTGTCGGTTGGCGCGGTAAACCGGGTCTCGAACTCAAAGATATCGGCAGCGATTGTCATGCCGTGTTCCTCTTCCTAGATTTTGCACCCGGTTTCACTTTTTCCACGCCAAGCATCGTGGCCTGGAGGATGGCGGTCGCGAGTGCGAAACCAATCATCAACGGGCGCGGGGTTACGTGGGCGGCGATGAGAGCGGCAGCCTCTTCAGGATCGGTGCCGCCGCCGATCAGCCCGAGCCGGATAGTTTCGGTGACCTCAGCAAACGTGAAGTCACGGGCGAACACCCGGCGCACGATGCCGCCAATTCCGCCGTGACAAATCCGCTCAAGTTCGATGATCATGGGCGGGGTCAGACGGAAGTCGCGGATGCTGTCGCCCAAAAATTCGCGGTGTATCGTGTCACTCATCGTTGACGTCATCCTTCGGCGCTTCCGGCGCAGTCTTGCCGGTGGTCGTGTATGGGTTCTGGAGGGAGTCGCCGTCCGGAAGCGGCGGCAGGTTGAGGCCGGCGCGTACTTCATTGGCGGTCATCGCGCCCATGCTGCGGTACTGACCGTAAGCGGTGGCACGGCTGGCGAAGTCGGCGCGGAGGAGTGCGTCGGTCAGGTGTTCCACGAACACGTCGGCGCGATCTTCCGGAGCAATGAGCTTCAAGGTCACTTCGGCTTCCCAGCGGGAGAGCCACGGCGCGAGACTGTAAGTGAGGAACTGTTGACCGCCGGTCTCAGCGTTGGCCCACGTCTGGCGGCTGTAATCCATAAGCAGGACGGGAGGGACGCGAAGGATGCGGGCAACTTCTGTGATCGCCAACGCCCATGTCTCCATGAATTGGCTATCCACGCTCTTGAAGCTCAACGGGGTGAAACTGCCGCCTTCCTCCAAAACGGCGGTGCCGCCGCTGTTGTTGCCTGCCGTAGCTGCCTGCCAAGAGGCTTTGATGCGTGCGGCGACATCAGCGCCAAGCTTCTGGGAGAACGACAGGATGCCGCTCGGGCGACCACCATTCGCGAAGAGCCGGGCGGCATGGCCCTGCATGGTGATCAACAGACCAATAGCAGTGCTCGCCTGCAAGAGGGGGCTGCGGCCACTCACGGGATTTGCGCAGAGCGGCGACGGCGCGCGAAGGTGGAGCATGTCCCGGAAGTCGATGAAACGCTGTCCAGTGCCGACGTTGACGCGGTAACGAGGCTCGCCAGTCAGACCATGAATTTCGACAATGACCGTACTGGGATGGAGCCGGTGAAGTTCGCGCGGCTGGCCTTCGCCGTCGCGCACGATCTCTGCAAACCCGCCGTTATCGTAGCAGACGGCATCTGCGGTCATGAGTTCGCGGAGCTGCGGGCCGCGCATCCACGGGCACGCATCGCCGTTGAGAAGACGAGAAGCGATATGATCCTGATCGCGCTCACGGGAGCCGCTTTCCTTACGCCGGTAGGCATGCAGCGGCAGAATGGACATTGGCTGCGAGAGGGCGTTGACGCCAGCGAGAACGGCGGGGACTTGGAGCGCGGTGGCAGGAGTGACGGACACGCCAGCGACGGAAGGCATCGCACCGAATAGCTCCAAGAGCGCGAAATCGGGCGATGCCAAGGACCGGGTTTCGGTCGAATTTGCAACCGGGTGCAATTTTTCAGGCTGACTGCGAAAGACACCAAACAACGACAATGGGAAACCACCAACTGAATTAAGTTGAATACGGCTCTCATGTGCGCATTTTTAAGTCAATACTTTCGCAGATTTTGTATAGATATGCGCTATATGTTGACGAAGACAGTGTACATATCCACAACCCATATCATTTATTCGATATTCTTGACCATATAAACAATGGCATCCACGCCAATACAAAAAGACCTACTGCGAAAATTGCTGCCGGGTCGGACTTAATCAAGCCATCACTTATGATCAAGCGATCTTCAGCGCCTGCGTCGCCTACGTCTGTGACTACGCCATGAGTGTACCAAGCGCCCGCAGCAAGGTACGCGGCAAAAATTCCCGTGAGGCTTATGGTCATTGAAATTTCCCCTTTAGATATATCGAACCTCCCGTGAGGATCGGCAGACCATCTATAAATCTGCTGAAAGTAGTTTTGCAACAGGTTTCAAAAATATTTACTCTTACATTTATTTAACTGCATATAGTTTAGATATCGACACTCTCTTGGTAAACACTTAAATTCTTCGCGTCTATGTTGTCAAATCCGGGCGAATAGGATAAATATTTCTTCATCACGACGTCCAGCCGTGATCGCGCTAGCTACGCGAAATACACCGACGCCGATACCCGCTTCACCCCTTCACGGGTATCGGCGTATCGGGGTCTAAGAAGCGGGTTTCAGATGGAAAACGTATTGCGGCCCGATTTCGGGCAGGCGACTTCGCGCGCCCAAATCAGAGTGGAGATGCGCGAACAAGACGAGCTAGGTAGCATTGTTCGCTCTTGGTATGCCGATAAGGGAAACTTCAAATATCAGGCGCTCCTGTCCCGAGAGGTAGATCGCCAGATCGTTTGCTATTTCGATCTCAACGTTCAAGCGATGCTTCGCCACCTTTTCGACCAGACTATTCAAATGGGGCGAGACAGTTGGGGTTTCACCTACGCGAGGATAGCCAAAGGCGACGTCATGACAAATGGCGTCGGTTGCGACGAGCGTACGGCAATGCGACTTGTGGCGCAGCTCGCCGAGACGGGCATCATTATCAAGGAACCCAACTCCAAGGGTATTCAGATAACATTCAATTTGAACTGGAGACCGCAACCCGGTCAGCGTCGAGCGTATGAGAGCCGAAAAAGGGCACCGACCATGAAAAGGAGTGACATACCTGTCACCCCAGCCGTGACAGGTATGTCACCCCAACCCCTGACAGGGATGTCACCCATAAGAGAAGAAGATGTAGGAGAAAAAGCAATAAGAGGAGAAGCAATTTACTCGGCTCCCGCTTCGCAGGACCGAGAACGCATTTCAGATGATTTGAATTTTCATTTGAAGGATTGCGGGGAGAAAACCTCCATCGCCAAGCAAGAACCTTCCAACTCCCCGGCTGCCTCGGCCCTCCCTTCCTCGGTCGAGACCGTGACCGCCAAAGCTACGCGCCGGACCAACGAGCGCCCTGCAACGGCCAAACAGAAAATGAACCCAGGTGCAATCGAGGAGACATTCCGCGCCGCGTTCGAGGAAGCATTCCACGACTATCCCGACGCGATCTTTGTCCCATGGACTCCGAAAGAGCGTGCAATCGTCAACAACGCGCTGATCAAGAAATGGCCGGGTAGCCCGGAGGAACTGCACGACTACGTCCGCTGGGCGGTCACCCATTGGTCCGGCATCATGTGCCACCGCTTCTCGTGGATGAAGCGCGACCGGCCCGAAGTCCCGACGCTTTCGTTCCTGATTGCCCAGCAGAAGAATTTCCTACAGGCTCACACATCCTACAGGACGGACTGCTGGATAAACTCGATCAAGGATCAGGAAGAGCGCATGTATGCCACCCTCACGATCAAGGGCGGCAAGACTCCGGAAGAGGCCCAACTGGAGATCTACGAGCACCGTGCAATAGTCAGGATGCGCGACGAAAACCGCTCGGCAGAGCGGCGCGCAAACGATGCGTGGCAGAAGGCCCGTATCGTCGAAGACCGCACCAAGCGTATGCAGCCGACCGTACCGCACCCCAACTCCCCCGCCGCCCGCGAAGCCCGCCAACAGGCCGATATGGAGGCGATCCGCGCCGCCCGCGAAGCCAACCCCATACCTGCCCTTGGTGCTGAAGAAGTGCCGGACTTCTCCAATATTCCGGAATGGGGGGCGCAATGA